GTGTAAATTTATTTAAACTTTGTAAAAAAAACTCTTTAATTTTAGAGAGATTTATGGACAAAATTAGTGATTATATTTTTGTTACGAATGTCATACCTGAAAATTTGTGTAAGTCTTTAATTGATGAATGTAACAAGAAGGAATGGGAAAAGCACACCTGGTATAATAATACGATAGGAGAAGCTTTATCAGATTCCACAAAAGAACTGGATGTTATGGCATGCACCCAAGATCAACAGAATAAAATTACACCATACTTAATGAAAGCTTTAAAAGACTATCAGATTAAATATTCATGGCCAGGAGAAAAAACACAGCCTCCTTGGCTAACTACATTTTCACCTGTTCGATTCAATAAATACGAAATAGGTAATACCATGCGTATACATTATGATAATATTCACAGTATTTTTGATGGTAAAAGGAAAGGTATTCCTATTATTTCAATTGTAGGTAATCTTAATGAAGACTATGAAGGAGCGGAATTCATGCTAAGAGATAAAGAAATTAAATTAAAAACGGGAGATATACTTTTATTTCCTTCTGGAATCGTGTATCCTCATACTGTTAAAGAGGCCAAAAAAGGCATCAGATATTCATTTGTCAGCTGGGCCTTTTAATATTATAAAGGTTTTATGCTACAAAAAGTAAAATTTTTACCAGGATTCAATAAACAAGTCACTCCCACCGGCGGAGAAAACCAGTGGCAAGGCGGCGACTACGTTCGTTTTCGTTATGGCACCCCTGAAAAAATGGGAGGCTGGGCACAACTTGGAGATGATGTACTTACAGGAAGAAATACAGCGCTACACCATTTTGTTAATGCCAGCGGCATCAAGTATGCTGCTTTAGGAACAAACCGATTTTTATACGTCTATTCTGGAGGCGCTTTTTATGATATAACGCCTCTGAAAAGCACGACAACTTTAACCAATGCCTTTTCAACAACCACTGACGATGCCACAGTCACAATCACGTTTGCAAGTGCTCACAGTATTACTAAAGGTGATATTATTCTTTTGGATAATTTTACTACTATTACCGATTCTGATTTTGGTTCTAGCGATTTTAAGGATAAGAATTTTCAGGTCGCGACTGTCCCAACCAGTACAACGATTACCGTCGAAATGCCTTCCGCAGAAGCAAATGGAACGGGAGCAGACACATCCGGAGGCATAAGAGTCAAATATTATTATTCTATCGGTCCGGCACTCGAAGCATCAGCAGCCGGTTGGGGACTTGGACAGTGGGGTGGTACAGTTTCAGGAGAAGTTCAAGATACATTAGATGGTGCTATTAATTCATCTGCTACCAGTATAACACTGGATAGTTCAGAAGCTTTTCCTTCTACAGGAGTTTTATTAATCGACAGCGAACGTCTTTCCTATTCTGCTAATGACACAGATGCAGGAACAATATCCGGCATTACCCGGGCAGCGGATAATACAACAGCCGCATCCCACTCGGATGAAGCAACAGTAAAGAATGCAACCGATTACACTAAATGGGGTGCATCGCAAACAGGTGACGTAATCACGGCGCCAGGTTTATGGCACTTGGATAATTACGGCAACAAACTTATTGCAACGATTACCGATAGTGCAACTTTTGAATGGGATTCAGATGCTGCAGGAGCAACATCAACACGGGCAACCGCTATAACGAGCGCACCTACAGCTTCAAGACTAACATTAGTTTCTACACCCGATCGGCACTTAGTTTTCTTTGGTACGGAAACAACAATTGGTACGACATCCACACAAGATGATATGTATATCCGTTGGTCGGACCAGGAAGATATTAATACCTATACGCCTACGGCGACGAATACTGCAGGCACGCAAAGAATTGCCGATGGTACAAGAATTGTCGGAGCGATCAGAGGACGTGATGCGATTTACGTCTGGACGGATAATGCCATGTTCATCATGAGATTCGTTGGTGCACCTTTTACCTTTTCTTTTCAACAGGTGGGAACGGGTTGCGGACTGATTGGCAAAAATGCTGCAGTCGAAGTTGACGGTTCGGCTTACTGGATGTCTGAAAATGGATTTTTTAGATATACAGGTAAACTGGAATCACTAGCATGTCTCGTGGAAGATTATGTTTTTGATGATTTGAATACCATTCCAAGAAACCACATCAATGCCGGATTGAATAATCTCTTCGGCGAAGTGACTTGGTTCTATGTATCGAGTGGTGCAACATCTATCGATCGAGCGGTGACTTATAATTATATGGATTCCACTGCAGAAAGGCCAGTATGGACGACAAGCTCTCTTGACAGAACGGCTTGGGCAGATTCAGCTGTATTCGGAAAACCTCATGCAACTTACTATGATCCCGATTCAACGAGCGATGCAACGGTAGGCAATACCGATGGCGCAACAACTTACTACGAACACGAAACAGGAGTTAACCAGGTGAAAGCAGGAACGACAACTGCTATCGCTGCGAACATTGAAAGTGGAGATTTTGATTTAGACCAACAAAGAGGACTAGGAGGAGACGGAGAATTTATGTTAAAAGTTAGAAGAATCATTCCTGATTTTTTACAACAAACAGGTAATGCCATTGTGACTTTGAATTTAAGAGACTTTGCTAACCAATCATCTAGTGGTTCAACACTTGGACCTTTCACCACAAGCACTAGTACAACGAAAATAGATACACGTGCAAGGGGGCGAGCGGCTTCGTTAAAGATTTCTAATAGTGCTCAAGGAAGTCACTGGAAATTGGGAACGTTTAAATTGGATATACAACCGGATGGAAGAAGATAATGATAGATAAAAGTATTCGACAACATTATGCGACACAAGGTGGCAAAAGAAAAAGATTTCTCCACGGGTCCATGGGAGCGCAAGCTACACCGGATGTAGCTCCTGGTGGCGGTGCTAGTGAACCAGGTGCTGTTGTAACTACAGCAGTAGCACCTCCTAGTATATTATCTAGACCAGATCCTGTTGTAACTACAGCAGTAGCACCTCCTAGTATATTAGCTAGAGAAACACCTATTACTACAGCAAAAGCACCTCCTAGTATATTAGCTAGAGACAAAGTAGTTCCTCCAAGTATGTTAGGCGGAGCAAAAGATGCTCTTTGGACTCCACCAAAAGATACAACTGTTCCTCCAAGTATGAGAGGTGGAGCAGAAGATGCTCTTTGGACACCACCAATTAAAGACATAGTAGATTTAGGAGACGATGCAAAAACACGGCAAGTTCAAATCCTGCAGAAAAAAGCTGATTTATCTTGGCAAAATAAAAGTACGTACGAAAAAGAAGAGCAGCAAGAAAAATGGGATGCTGCTGAATCAAAAATAAAATTACAAAAAGGAGGGGGCTTTTGGAAGTCTCTAGGGAATATAGCTTTGGCTATGATTCTTCCAGCGTTGCTGCCTGCCAAATTAGCAAGAGGATATAATCTATATAAGACAGCTAAGAACGCTACTGCTTTTGCAAACAGATTCAATCTCTTTGGTCCAAAGAAAATTGATTTAGATAAGAATGTCATGCAATTTGTTAAAAAGAATATTTTTAAAGGAGTAGATATACAAAAAGCAATTGCTGGCAAAGAAACTGAGTTTGCCAAATCCGTTGCAAAATTCTCTGGCGAAGGAGCCGATTCAAATAAAGAATATACTGAGCAGACAATAGGTAAAGTTCAAACTGCTAAAGATGTAGAACCTGCTGGTCAAATAACAAATGAAGAACGACAAAAATATAGAAGCCAACTTGACTATATGCAAGGTATATTGCAGTCAGGTTATTATACAAATAAACAAGGCGAAACTATACAATTGACTGATGATCACAGAAGACAACTTTCAGATTATATGAATCAACTCAATACATATTTAAACCCAACTACACAAGGCATAGCTCATGGCGGACTTATTGATAGTCCTTTAACAGGAGGAAGCAGGTATATCTAATGGCTAGAATTGTACAATCGCTTACACAACCTTTAGCTAAATACGATCAGCTTATACAACAGGCATTCGTTAGGGATGTTGATAGTATCGTACAGAAATTGAATACGACTTTTCAACAAGATTTAAAAGAGGAAGCTGAAGCAGCAAGCTTATTTTTATCGTAATGGCAAACGCATTCGTCAATAAAAAAGTAGATTTAACGGGCACGAGTGCTAGGACTTTGTATACCGTACCGTCCGCTACTACAGCTGTGATAAAATCTATACTCGTATCGGAAGATTCGAATAATGCAGATACCATTACCGTGACGATAACCGACACGGATGACGCAGTTTTCAACCTTTTTGTAACGAAGGCAATATCCGCAAAAGGGACTTCAGAACTACTCAGTCAGCCTTTAGTCGCTAAGGAAAGCGAAGTCATTAAGGTGACGGCAGCAACAGCCAACCGGCTGCATGTTATCCTTTCGGCCCTAGAAATTAAGCCGAGAGAAGTAACATAGTCTTGCTTTACTTGTAGAAAACAAGTAGACATATAAACTCAGGTGTAATCCCTGCCTTTAATATAAACCAACATTATAACTATGGCATTAAACACAGGAATAAATTCATTAGACGCAGGCGCACCAGAACTTAGACTAGAAGGCGAACAACAAGCTGGTGGAGTCTATCAACAAGGTAGCGAAGTCAAGAACGCACTTGCTGTATGGGCTAACATGGGCCCGGAAGATCGGGCAGGATTCGAGGGCTTTCTAGATTTTTTTAGAAGCGGTATCTGGCGAGATCAAATTCAGGGAATGAGACGACAAGAGAAAGATAGAAGAATGGCTATGTCACAACCTGATCCTCAAGATGAAATGAATTCTTTTTCCATGGAAATATTTGGCA